TTCTCACTTAGACGGACATGTAGAAAAAGTGACCTTTACTGGTCAGGCGTTTACTTGTTCTGATGGTGGGGCAACCGATACTATTTGTATTAGATATTACGCATATGATTCAGCGTCACGTTCTGTAACAATTGCGGCTAATATTATTCCTTCCCAAGTTCACTTGGTTTTGGAAGCACAATTAAATAGTTCAGATGATGTTGCTAACAAAATTGGTGTTGTTCAAATTGATGTTCCTAAAGCTACCTTAACTGGTGCTTTTTCAATTTCTATGACTCCAGATGGTGTATCAAGCACTCCGTTAGCCGCTAGAGCTTTATCATCTCCTGACCTTCAATCAGCCGCTTGTGTAAACGTTCCAGTTCTCGCTAAGATTACTGAAATTCTTGATGACGCAAACTGGTACGACAATGTAATTGGTTTGTCTATTCAGGGCGGTGACTTTGCTTTGACACATCCAGACACAAGAACATTAAGTATTTGGGCAATTCCTTCTAGTGGTGCGGCATTCAAACCACCTGTTGCAGATTTAGATTTTACATCTGGAACTGTTGGAGCGGCTACAGTTGGTCTACACACTGGATTGGTTACAACCGTTGCCGCTGGAACTACTTTATTGACGGTGGCTATTTCAGCCACTCCAACAATTGAAGCCAGTGCTACTTTGACAGTTAGCTAATAAGAATTGGGGAGGGTAAAACCTCCCCAATAAGGAAGGTAAAAATGGATGATTTTAAAGAAGAGGTTGTTATTGAAAAAACCCCTTATGTAAAAAAAGAAAAAATAAAGAAAAAAAAATATATCGTCCACAATGTTACGTCAATGTGGGTAACTCTTGAAGAAAATGGCAATGGTTTTAGAGTAAAAAATATTTGGAAAGACTTAAAAATAGGAGATGAAATTCTCATCTAAGGAGGGGATATGGATATATTGAGTTTACTATCTCCTGAACAATGGATTCTTACGGTTCTTCTCATAATTGGTGCGATTTGCTCCATATTATGCTTTCATAGTAAGAATAAAAGGCTTTCTGATAGGGTAATATTGGCTGTATTTTTTGTTTACGCCATTTATGGAATTGTAAGATATGCCATTTTATTTTATTTGCACTGGATTCATGGTTCTATAATCCCAAGAGAACACACCTTAATGTTAAACACCTTGTCTCAAATCAGGGAAATGTATTTGGTTTTTGCAATGTTGATAATAATATTGAAGGGGAATTTTGGGTTTTTTAAACCCTCGTTTACAAGGAGGGGCATTAAATATGGAGATACAAAGTAATTGGATTTTTACAACACTACTTCCGATTTTGTTGTCTGGATTGTCAACCTATTTAACACTGTTTGTTACTAATTTATTAAATAGAAAAAAATTAGAAAAAGAGACGGGAAAAATAGGTGCTGAAACAAGCAAACTTTTAGCCGAGACAAATAGAATTTCCAGCGAATCGTGGAAGGAATATTCTGAAAAAATAGATAGAGAACTGGAAAGGTGTAAACTACAAAATGCCGAAATCTTAGGAAAAATGGAAGCTAGAATTTGTTCTTTAGAAGATGAAAAAGATATATTGAAATCGGACTTAGCAAATGAAAGATTTGCAAGACAGGAATTAGAATTTAAATTAGATAGATGGAAACTTTGGGCAACTAGACTTGTCAAGCAACTTAAAGACAACGACATTGTTCCTGTTCCATTTGATGCTCCATAAAAGGGTTCTTTTATGTACATTTTAACCACCATATATGGGGGTGTCTTGAATGATACCCCCATATATACTATATAAATATTAAGGAAAATTAAAAATGAAGAAAACTGCGTTCAAACTTCCTTCTGACGAAGATATTGTTGAAGTTGAGTTTTTAGGTCAGAAGATAGAAATAAAAACTGTGATAGAATTGAAAGAACAGTTGAGTATGATTGCAAACTATATTATAAACTACTTTTCATCCAACAAAGATGAATCTTTTGGAAGGTATAACTTCTTTGAAGCCGATTTGCTATTGAGGCTTGAACTCGTTGATGCTCTTACGAGCATAGATATTGAAGATAAGTTTGACATAAATAAGGCAGATGCTCTTGGTATAATCAAACTATTAAAAAAGCATGTAAAAAACTATGATTCATTTTTCTATAGATTGAATAAAACAATTTCTATTATAGAAGATGAGAAAGAGTCTGATTTATCTATTGGAAAAACCATAGATGGTCTTTCTGAAAAGATTGAGAATATTTTTAACAAAATTATGGTTATGTCTGAAAATTTTTCAGTAGAAGATGTTGAAAATGTGAAAAAAGGAGTAAAAGATATTCTTGAAATGGTTGATGAATCTTCTGTTTCAAAATATTTAAAAGAAGGAAGTGAATAAGATGCAAGTTTCATTGCAGGGAAAATTAAAAAAAACAATGCCTGAAAAATGTGTGTCTTGTAACGTAAATCTTCAAATTCGTGTTCTTAGCTTGGAAAATGTTTCCTCAAAAAGGTTTGTTGAAAATGAAATTTTAATTTGTCCTAGATGTGGCAACTCAACTGAGCTAAAGCCTAAAAAGAAAAGGATAAGGGTGCAAGACGAAGTGGAGGATTAATGGCAATCATTAAAATAAAAAATGTTGGAGACTTCCAAAGATTTGGTCTTCCGATTGTTTCTACTGTTCTTGAAGAAGTACAAAAGAAGGTTAGAATTATTTTATTAGATAACATAACGAAATATACATATGAATTTGGTAGACCTGACGGTTCAGAAATGTTTGACATGTTGAACATTAGTTATCATGATGAAACCGGAAAACCAACATTTGAATTTTATCTTTCTTGGGAATGGCAAATATTGAGTAGTACCACAGATAGAATAGTTCGAGAACTATTTAGCAATAGTGATGCTATGACGTTTGACCCCGCTACTTTCCTACATGGAAGCGAAGAAACAGGAGATGTTAGAGACAAGCTTCCAGCTATTCTAAATGTTGATGGCGTATCTGCTGGAGATTTTTCAGATAGACCACACGCAAAAGTAAGAAAGCCCTATTGGGATATAACAATTGATGAACTCTTTAATCAGGGGAGATTAAAGGAAATTGTTGATGAAGAGTTTGCAAAATTCGGTATAAAGCCGAGATAATTTAAGGAGGTAATAATGAATGTATTATTAAGAAGTAGAAGTTTTTGGTTGGCGGTAGTTGGTGTAGCACAGTCTTTTGTATTGTACTATTTCAATGTTCCTGAATCTTTGTGGTTATCTATTGATGCCCTGATTGCTGTTGTAATTGCTTCTTTAACAGTAGAAGATGCGGCTTTGGCTATTCGTGAAGAAATTAGAGCCTATAGATTAGCACTGGGCAAATAATTATGGATGAGGCAACTTGGGCATCATTATATGCTTTAGCTCTACAAATAGGTACTTTAATTTTAGTTCCCGTTGCTGGAGCATTAGGTACGGTTGCTGTACAAAAAATCAAACTGAATGCTCAAAAAATTAAAGGTGACATTTGGCAACAGGCTTTGATGGTTGTCAATACTGCTGTTTTATCAACGGAACAAAAGGGAAAAGCGGGAGTTTTAGCATCTAGTGACAAGAAAAAACATGCTATGAATATTGCTAAAGCAATGTTGAAGTCAAAAAAAATAAAAGTTGACGAAGATGTTCTTTCTGAGATGATTGAAGCTCAAGTATGGAGTTATATTTCTGCTCCAGAAATAGCCAATGATTCTCCAACAATTCCTAAACAGCCTGACGCAAAACCGATGGAAGAAATAAAAGATTCTGACGAAAGCGTTGGATAACATAAAAAACAGGGAGGGGAAACCCTCCCTAGTTTTTAAAAACAAGGAGTTTTATATGATTAAATATATTTATGGTCTTGATTTAAGTATGTCTTGTACTGGAATTTCAATATTTAGCAATGATGCTAGACCAATTTTGGTTACTAGCGTTGATACAAAAATTGGTGTAAATCATCAAGAGAAACTAAAACTAATTGCTGAAAGGTTATTGAGTCTGAAAGAAAAATATCCTCCCGAAACAATTGTTATTGAAAAGGGATTCTATCGTTTTGCGGCTTCAACAGAAGCAGTATTCAAAGTTCATGGACTTGTACAATATCTATTTTGGGATATACCACAAGTTCTCTATGCCCCTACTACAATTAAAAAAATAGTTGGCGGTAAAGGGAATATGAAAAAAGAAGAGATACGAGG